CAAACTCATCACTCGGTCATCATAATAATTACCCCCTCTAGCCTTCCAAGTACCATTTGAATACCGGACAAAGTTTTTAAGTTCATGAACTAAAGCTTTATCATAAATATTGACACACTTCAATTGCGTTAACCAATACCTCATGTTTACTACACCTTTAAATTTGGTATTGGTGTGAGCAACAACACCTAATCGCTCTGCAGTTCTTCCTTTGATTGTAGGAGCAAAACTAATTAAATTTCTGTAACCAAATTCATTAGCTAAATTATCAACCACTTGCGCGCCACAATTGTTACGCTCTATAGCTGCTAAAGGACTACCCCAATGTTGCAATATCTCGTACAATTTTTTTGTAAACATATAGGGACTTATACTATTGCTGTTGTATGATGCCACTTGCTTGATGTTACTTAAATGGGTTATGTCTAATATTTGTATACAACTAGCATCTAAGTTTACACCTTCGCTGACATCAACCCCAGCAACGTATATGTTATCCGGATTGGGCTCTTCCCATAGCAAATACTTACCATCATCAAATATAAACTCCGGTTCATGACAAGTATTTTTCATCCGCTCATGTAACTCGTCATCGATAGTACTCTCCCCAGTTTGTAAAAATTGACAGCCAAACTCTTGGTCAAAAGCTTCTTGACTACCCATATTCGATATTTGTTCCTGCTTCCAATCCTCATCTCTACCAGGAACCTCCCACCAGTCGATCCTACCAAACTCCCACCCATTTGTTTTGTTTTGCGCTCCAGTGTAAAGCTTATGAAATAGGTTCTCAGTCCCGTTAGGTGTACTACTAATGAAAATTTTACTCTTCTTGAAACTACTGATGATCGGATATACACTCTTCCAAAATTCTTCAACTAAATGATTGTCAATGAACGCTAACTCATCTAAAATTAGTACGTTACAGCTCTGCCCTCGAGCAGCAGTACCTGTTGTGGTACTGATACCAATTGTGGTACCATTGCCTAGTGTCATGCTCGTTTTACCGTATTCTGTAACACCGGGTTTCAACCAGTTAGGAAGCTCTTCATAAGCCATCCGGACACGTTTGAAAATCTCAATAGCGGTACCCTCTTTGTTGGCTACAATCAATATACGCTGATCGTCATTGAAACACGCGTTCCATAATGCATATACAGTCATCAATGTAGTTTTACCCACCTGTCTACTGGCTAGTAATATGAAAAATCTATTGTCTCTCATCTGCCGGATCACCTTTTTCTGATAGCTATGCAATTTGATTGAATGTCTCCCCTTCTCGCTAATTATAAAAAAGAAATTCTCAGCAAAATGTAAGATGTTCTTTTTACTCTTCCGGAGATCGGACAGCATTTTGGGTGTCCACTCGAATTCTGCTTCTGGGGTAGGTAAATTTTGATTACCTAGATAATATTGTGATTTTTTATTCAAACTATCAGTATTTATACCACCACATGCATAAATAACAGTATGACACGTGTAAACACTTTGAACGAGATAGCGGATATTTATTTCAGCAATAACCAATTACTAGCAGAGAAAGCTGATAATACAGTCGGTAAACATTCTGCCGGTAGCGAGATTGAGGATGAAAAGAAAGCTTCTAAAAAACCAGCCAAAGGTACTGGACCAGAATCTGCCGAAAACTACGACAGTAAAGTAAATGAAGCCGGTGGTACTGGAGCAAGAGATGAAAAAAATCAATACTCAGCCGGGAAAACTGCTAACGAGAGTATAAATAAACAAGACATGAGCAAGAAAAAAAGTATTTTTGATAAACTATATGAAGACGTCCTAGGTGGCGACGACGATGATTTAGAAATGGGCGGTGGCTTCGATGCGTTCGGTGATGATGAAGGTATGGAAGATGATGAAATGGGAGGCGGTGATGAAGTAACATTGACGCTACCAAGAGATATCGCAGAAAAATTACACGAAGTTCTTATGGGTCAACTCGAAGGTGGTGACGATGATATTGAAGATATCGAAGACACAGAAGATATGGATGAGCTTGACGAATATAGCCATGATGACGAAGAAGACGATGAAGTGATGCAAGAAGCACCAGATGCTCAAGAGATTGGCCATGCAATTGTCTCTGATATAGATCGTGGTAACCTCAAAGGTAAGAGCAACAAAGTTGGTGGATCCGGACCAGCCGCAAAGAGTGGAAGTGGTGATGGTGACGGTAAGCTCAAAGGAGGTAACCCGGAACCAACTGATCTAGGAGATCATTCTGGTGCATTAACCGGTAAGAACAACAAGGTATCTGGAAAAGTCCGCGGCAAAGGCCAAGAGCTATTCGATTGATAACAATTTAACCAAAACCAAACACAATCAAACCACCCACGGGTGGTTTTTTTGTGGCAATATAATAAGCCAATCGTAAATTATTACGATGAATGCCGGTACGTATTATAGTGAAGCTATGCAAGACTACACAAACCCACAGGATTTTGTGATGCATTGTAAAGATGATACACAACCAGTTGCTGTTGTAGGCAATGGCGGTAGCTTGGAGACGTTAACTGATACCCAAATAGATTTGATAAATCAGTCACGACTGTTCCGATGCAACTGGGCGTTTCAAGACCCGGGCAAGATAAAAAAACAATACGCTATATACTTTTCACAAGCTTATGCTGGCTCACTAGAAAAAGATTTAAAAAATAAGGTAGACAGCGCTGTCGCCAGCAATAATATATACATATATAGATACATAATACACGTATTATACAATCACAACCCGATGTGCTCATTAATATCCAGCGATGGCGTCGCAGTATGGCCTACAAGTGGCATACAGATGCTGTTGCAAGCTGCATTCATGATTAGACCTCCAAAATTATACATTGCTGGTATAGATATGTACACACACAAAAGAAAAAAATTACATTTATCCGGTCAAGAGACATTAGATTATTTGAAACAGCATGGTAAAAAATTCAGTGACAGTCCAGCTATTAGTGCTGGTATTGGTTTTGGAAAGGATAACATGACGTTGGTCAATCCAGAATATTTTTCAAATGTAATAATTGATAAAAAATTTACATATCATAATATAGAAAGTGACATGTTGTTAGTGTTCAATGCATTCGCTCAATGTATATTGAACAAAACACAGGTTGAAATATTTCAATGTGATATTTTATCAAAAATATATGAATTGACAAAATCCAACATGAGTATAGTTACAAATTATTTTGAACAAGGTCATGACCCGTTGAACAATATTTCAAAGAAAAAAAGTTCGTACAACATGTGGAGATTGATACACCATGCTAAGAAGTCTGTACTACCAGACTAAATAGTTTAATGGCGGAGCTCAAAAAAGAAGTAAGACAATCATATTTAAACAAAGCCCGGACTGACAAATTCCGAATAGTTGTTCCATTACCATCAGTGTTGAGGAACAAAGACACGAGAATAGTTCGAAGTAAAGATTTTGTAGATAAAGACTCTATAAATTTTAGTATTTTCGCTATCAACATACCCACGATCGCTGTCGAACCGGTCGATTTGAAGTTTGGTGGCCAAACCCCACGTATAAGCTCGCTAGCCAGAGCCCCATTCGATCCGGTGGAAGTCAAATTTGTGATAGACAACATGTATGCTAATTACTGGTTATTATATTCATGGTTGAATCTCATGCATGATGAAGAATCCGGTCACATGATCAAAGCAAAAGGGTCGAGTCAGCCTTTAGATCAATATGTTACTGATATAAAAGTTTCTGGGATTGATGAATATAATGAAAATGTAATTGAATATACATTCACCCGGTGTGTACCACAGTCTATAGGTGGTATAAACTACAATTATCAAGAAACAAACGAAATAGAAAGCAGCTTTCAATTTAGATTTCACCAATTAAAAATTAAAATTGTCTGATATCTAGAAAAAATTGAGCATGATGCGACTAAATACTTAGGAAGGAAAATTTATTATGGCAAGAACAATTCAATCCCCCGGTGTAGAAATTAATGAGATAGATCTGAGTTCACGTACAGTGTTCCCAATTGGCACAAACGTGCACATACAAGGCTTTTCAGCCAACGGACCTACTGATGAAACGTTGACAGTAAGTACATTCTCAGAATTCGAGACAATATATGGAGCTCCAACCAATGCAGCTGAAAGATATTTTTATCACACAGTCAAATCCGCATTCAACAGCCCCGCGAACATACTGGTAACGAGATTACCATATGGTAACAAGAAAGGTGAAGGCTTCACAGATGAGCTTTACAGTGCCCTTGTGCTACCAGTGAGTGGAGACGATCACATTGCTGAGCCACTGACCGGTAGTTACTTAACTGACAGGGTAGCATCCGAAACACCTGATGGTGACGGTTCCGGAACAACCAAATTGGGTAGTGTTTCTGACAGCACACAATTGCAATTCGGTGTACCTATCAGAGTTGACCTGCTCCCAGAAGAATACCAAGCAATCAAAAACGGTGAGATTTCATTTGAAGAGAACTGCCTGGTACCATTCACCACCGCCGGAGTGATTGACTATACAGACACTATATTCACCGGAAATGCAGATACCGATGCGGCAAATGCATGTAAGTTTGACGATTTACCAGCGTATGATCCAGGTGATGGTAGTGTTGACGCGACAAATTACGACGCTGATGGAAAACGGAAGTTATCCGCTTTTGTCAAACGCGCCAAATACTCCGGTATGTTGTTAGTGAACAAAGCACAAACAACAATCAACACATATTTTGAAGGTTATTATCTCGCATTTGGTGACAACATGCAGTTCGCTATCAACGATGGCACGGACAATGAGACCAACTTTTATGATGCACTAGATGGTTTGAAAACATTTGGAGAAGCTGGTACGTATTTTGATACCCCATCAGCGCGACTCAATTTCAAAACCACTGCACATACAGTCACTGGTGCTCAAGGTAGTATAAGTGAAGTGTTTGAAAACATCCCTAGTTTTGATATAGCCAATGATGAAAACAGAGACGTTATTGGACTTGGTGTGTTCAAGTTGAGAAAAAGTATATATGCTACTGACACAACCATGTTAGACTTCGGTCTAGATGAGAGTCATGTAGGTAGTATGGATGCTTACAAACAAACAGCTAACATCAACGGTGGTAAACCCAAAAGCTTTTACATCGAAACGGTTGATGCTAACAGCGCGCTGCTCACAGTGTTCGCGAACAAGAACATTTCCGAATTAGCCGGAACATTCTTGACAGACACTGAGAATCCATCAGTTCCAAACACCACAATCTCATTTCACCCAGAAGCGCAACGATATGCTTGGGCCACCGGTAGTTACCAAGAAGAGGTTCCTGCTAGTTCCAAGAAAAGTATCGGTAGCATAGTAGAGAAGATCGAGAGAAACTTCGAGAAACTCGCCAATCTTGATGAGTGGGACATTGACATCACTCTAGATGCTGGTTTGAGTACAATCAACACGTATGTACAGTACATACAAGAGAAAGAGAAGTACAAAGTTTTAGAAGATTGGATGAGTTCTGACCCAAGCAGTCTCGGAACAGATTATGCTAGTATCGCCAACAGTTTAGGTACGAGCATTTATGCTGCTACGGAGGCTAGTGACCCACGAGTGAGTGGCCTAACCTATCCAGAAGACAACACCATCAATGTCGCGTTTGATGATGAACTGATTGTTGATACGAGCGGTTTATTCTCTAGCGAAGTGAAAGATAGTACCGGGAATGCCGCGGAGTGGGTAGGCTTACAAGGTGGCACCACATGGTCCGGGCAAACAGTTGTTAATTCATGGAAAGCCGTCGCGAATTCATTCATAATATTTGCACAAGACCGGAGAAAGGATCATATAACAATACTTGACCCATTACGTCACATATTTGTACAAGGTAGAAACGGTGTAGCCATGAAGGACACCACAAAGAACTTCAGTCAACACGTGTTTTACCCGTTGAAACACCTGTTAGGCACTGTCAATACCAATTATGCAGCATGTTATGGTAACTGGTTGAAACAGTATGATTCATTAACCGACAAGAATGTCTGGATGCCACCAAGTGGTGTGATATCAGCATCATATGCTACAAATGATTCAGTGTATCAACCATGGTTTGCACCAGCCGGTTTCACAAGAGGCTTGATCACCAACGCGCTTGAGGTGGCAATACGTCCAAATCAAAAGCAACGTGACCAGTTTTATAAAATTGGCTTGAATCCAATCGCATATTTCCCCGGAGATGGTTATGTTATATTTGGTCAAAAGACCTTACAAGCTAAACCTAGTGCTTTCGACAGGATAAACGTCCGCAGGATGTTCTTATACTTAGAAAAAGCCGTCCGGAAAACAATTAAATACTTCGTGTTTGAACCAAACACATTCAGTACAAGGCAGAACATACTGGCGGTGCTCACACCCATATTCCAACGGGTAAAGAGTACGCAAGGTTGTTATGACTACCTGATAGTATGTGACGAGCGGAACAATCCACCAGTGGTGATTGATAGCAACGAATTAGTTGTTGATATATACATTAAACCAGTAAGAGCAGCCGAGTTCATCTTGGTCAACTTCTACGCAACCAGAACTGACCAAAACTTTGGTGAGTTGATTGGATAAGGGGCCGCTAGACTAAATAATTTTAGGAGAAAAAAGATATGGCAGATATAACAGATTATGATATTGAACACTTTTACGACAACTTAATTGTACGTGAAGTCGCTAGACAGCATCAATTCCGCGTAACCAGTATTAGTACAGGTTTCGGTCAGGACGTACCGGAAGGTATAAATGACTTGGAAAACAAGCTTCTAGTAGAGAGCACAACCCTTCCGTCCCGGAACATCAACAATGTAAGTTTGAATTTTCACGGGGTGGACTTCAATTTACCAGGAAACGCTAAGTATAGTGGTAGTGATGCATGGCCAGTGACTTTCCGACTTGATCAACAATTGAACATTCGTCGTATATTCGAGGACTGGACCACAGCAGTATTTGACGACCGGACTACCGCAGGTAGTATCGTTCGTAGTAATGATGCTTATTTGGTAATAAGTTTGTTTGACCAGATGGGAGCTTCTCATGACCAATATGTGTTATGGGGTGTGTATCCAACAGAGGTCGGATCACTCGATTATAATGTAGGAACCGACGGAGACGTTGTCACATGTCAGGTAACACTAGCATATCACTACTGGAGTCGTCAAGGTACGAACGCATTTAACAATCGTGCGATTGTTGCTGACCCATCCGATGGTGGTGGAGTTCAAAACTCCGCTAGCACGTTCGGTGGTAGTGCAAATGCAGAAACCGGCCTGTAAACCGTATCAATATTCTCAAAAAAACCGTGCAGCAATGCACGGTTTTTTTTTGTTTTGATAATTGAAGTGGTTGATTAAATAATTATGTGACTGATCATGTAAAATTCCCACAACGTTACAGTACTGGTATAAGTCAGGGCCAACAACGGTTTGACGAGTTTGAAAGACTGTTATTACATAACTGGAGCACGGTGTTGGCCAACCCAACAATGTGGTTCATTGCATATAGTCATATACCTCATGGAATCCGTGGGTTGGATAGAGACAACATATTAAATAAAGAAGGTCCAAATCAATACGCGCAGTTGAACAGTAACCAACATAACATAATAAATGCCATGACAAACAGCCGCGGCTGCATGCTGGCACATAGTGTAGAGACACCCATGATAGCGGTTGATGCCAAACGCGACCAACCTAGACTAGGTGGTTACTATGGAGGTCTTGTGTCAGAAATTATTAACGAACAAAATCAATTGATGATTGAATTCCGGGAAACCCATAGTTCAATTTCAGAATTCATACTGAGACCATGGATAGAAATGGTTGCGAAAAATGGTTTCATAGCTAGACCACCTAGGGATCCTAGAAACGTCAAATGCCGGATATGGATGATGCAACTTGGTAAAGTCGGTCCTGGTACAGACCCTATTGAGAGAAAGATATGGCAATTTGTGGATTGCGCACCGGTAGATGTGTCAACTCAGAGATATGCACATGACGGAACTTGGAATGCTAGTGATATGTTTTTCACGAGTAACTGGGTGTATTCGCATTACACTGTGTCTGATGTACAATTTGATAACATGAGCGAGATGTACAAGAAACATGTTGAAAGTTCCGCGATCCGTCCACAACCCGGGCAACGGACAAGTGGTAGGGTAGGTGAAAACGACGGACCTGCCGCAGAAATTACAGTTCTTTAATAGTTGCGAAAAGTAACATCATTGTAAATACTTGAATGGAATGGACTGTAACAGCACCTGTTATATCACATGAAAAGAACTACCGGTTTCATCCAATAACCAACAGACATCATGAGATAATCATAAAATACTGCATGGGTAAGGATGATGGTGGGTTAGTGATGTACCTCAAAGATATGTTGAAACAGTTGGTAGTGGATGACGTAGATATAGAATCAATCCCGGCATTGGATCAACTGTTTTTGTTAATACGTTTGAGATCTCTATGCATAGGTACTCGACTAGATGTTATTTTAGAGTCTGAAAATAAATCAAAACATAGAATATCATTGATTGATATACAAAAGAGTATAAACGAGTATTATATTCAACCCACCACGATAAGTGACAGTACCGGCACCGTACAAATACATATACATTACACTAGCAGCTGGACGTCCCATGATTTAATAGATTACATACAGGAAGTTACTGTAGATGACACACCGG